ATTTTTCATCAAGGCGCCCATGGAGGCCCCGGGCTCCTCTCCCGGGACATACCGGGTTTCAGGCTTGCCGGTAATAGCGGAAATAGGCGAAGTGCCGCCAGGAATAGGGGAGGGCTTCGGCTGATAGGTGCCGCCTACGCGATCCGGATCAAACTTCAAGACCTCCTGAATGATCGCAGGGTCCACCTCACCCGGCTTCTTTTGGCGATCCGGGTCGTACTTCAAAACCTCCTGGATTATTTCCTCTTCTGTAGGCATTTGGCTACTCCATATTAGCCATGAGCATTTCAAGGCTAATCGCCTGATCACTGCTCACCAGCCCCTTGATCTCCTGGTCGCTCAATCCCTTGGCCTTGTAATACTCGAACCTGGCCACTGCTGCCCTGGCCGATTTGATGATATCATCCATTTTTGCCTTGAACGTGATCGGGTCATCCCCCTGCCACCAGTTCTCGCCGGGATCCGGTTGAGCCAGGCGCAGCCGGTCCGCCTCTTTTTCGGACATCTGGGCTCCGGTCAATTCCTTGATGTACAAATTGATGTTCTCGATCGATTTGCGTTGGAATTTCTTCCACTCGGTTAACTTTCGTGCGTCATCCTTTGGGATATCTTTGCCCATCTTGGCCTTTATCCCGGTCCAGGCATTCGACAGGCGTGATCCGATCTCCTGATACTCCGGTTTGTATTCGGCTTGAATGGTTTTCATCCTGGCCAGTTGCTCCCGGCCATCAAGGAGCTTTTCCTCAATGGCCCCTTTGGTCTTTTTCTCCATGGCAGGCTCACCGCCGCCCGTGTCAACAATCAGGTTGCCTTGCGAATCATAGACCTTCATCCCGGTCTTGTATTGAGCCTTCATCTTTGCAAGGTCGGATTCATAGCCCAGCTTCTCTTCCCTGGTTTTCGGGGTCCAGCCCGGCTCCGTTTTGGCTTCCCGCGCTTTCGCCGAGATCCCCTGAGAGGCCAGCCACGGCATGAAGTTCGGGTCTTGCGCCTGGTCCGGATACTGAGCCACCACCTCGGCGACCTGGGCGAGCTTGTCCGCGGGCCCCTCCAGGCTGAAATTAGGATAGTCCAATGTGATCTTCGGGCTTCCGGCCTGAGACATGGCCTTCGCCTTAATGTCCATGGCGAGTTCCCTCAGCTGGAGGGATTGCTCATCAAGCTGCCTTTGCGCTGGTTGCGCCTGGACTTGTTGAGCAAGGAGCTGATTCCTCAACCCTTGCCCCCGCTCCATGAGAACGTTTTGCCGAGTCTGGTTAATGTCAAAATCCGGAGGTCGGTAGCCTCCACCCGTGGCGATCAGTGCGTTGATAGGCATTTCATGGTCCTCCTATAGCCACCCCATCGAGTTGACACCCTGGGGCGTGTAGGCCGTTTGCCCCCACCATTGACTGTTGGTCAGTGCCGGGGGATTGTATTTGGACAACACATTGTTCGCCGCCCAATTCATCCCCTGTCCGGCGCCGTAATTCAGCAGCGCATTGTAAGGGTACGCCTGCCCCAGCTGTCCGGCTGCCTGGGCTTCACCCCTCGAAAGGTACGACGACGCCACCCCTCGGCCCGTGGCGAGCGCATTCTGTCCGGATTGACCGGCGGACATTTGACCGAGGCCGGCCAACGAAAAATAGGGGTCAAGGCTCTGATACCACCGCCGCAAAAAGTTGTCGTATTCCTGGGATGCGAGGTCCTCTGCATACCGTGAGGCCGCTTTCATGCTGGCCCCGCTCCCAAGGCGTCCCGTGGCGGAGGCCATCCGCTGAATGCCCTTGAGCCCTTCCCCGAGGGCAAACTGATACGAAGGGGATTCCACGAACTCCCCTGGCCCCTGCTCGATCAAACCCGGTGTGCCGGCAGTAGCCGGGGTTACCTGGTCGGGCTCGTACCCGATGATCTGTGGCGCCGCCGCTTGTTGTGCCGCTGCTTGGGCCGCTGGTGGCATCACAGGTCCTTGATCAGCGGTGCCCGATGGATAGTCTATGCCGTTTACTCTGGTGATCCACGTCCCACGATTCGCGTCATAAAATGTCCACGGCTCGGAACTTCCAGATATTCCCGCCAAAGCGTTGCCGGTCGTTCCGGCTCCGGTTGCAGGTTGGCCGTATATCGGCGCCCCCTTGGTCACCTGCTCGGGCGTTCCCGGGGTTCCGGCAAGCTGATTGATCGCCCACGTTCCGGCCTGCACCCATGGAGCTTGATCTTCCCTTGTGAGGTTGAACATCTGAAGCTGTGCTTGAGTAGCCGCATCAGCAGCCGCCACTTGTGCCGCAGCCGCATCACTCGCAGCGTCACTTGAGCTTTTAGCACCCAGCAATCCACCAATCGCAGAACCAGCTATTGCGACAACGGGGTTAGGCATCTTGTATCACCTCCTCGTAAAACCCCCAGATCTCCGGGGTAACTTGCTCCGCCCACTGCATGCCCCCCACCAGGTAGGCGCAATGAACGATGATATTGTAAATGCTTGCCCTCAGAAACCATTGCTTGCTCGGGTCCTTCAGGACGTTCGAGGCGTGCCACCCGAGATATGCGTTGACCATGATCGGCTTGAGTTCCCCAATGTGCCGTGCGTAAAACGGATTTTCCAAGAGGTGAAACAGACACATTTTGAAAGCGGCCCCGATCTCTTCCGGGTCCCGCTCCTTGTCCTTGTCCACGAGGTCATCCCACAAATGGGCGATATAAACCACGTCCAGGACGAAGCGCATGGCCCCAGGATCACATTTCAGCCATCGGCCAATGGCTTGGGTCAGGCTTGCCTCTTTTGCTCGATCCTCAGTTCTCCAGTCGTTCATTCAGATCACCAGTTCGGGGGGCCGTAATAAAGAATATCCTTCCACCGCTCCACAGCCCCGGAAGTCGGCGTAATGGCGCCCGTGAAGGCCCTCGCAGCCTGGACCGCCCTGGTCAGGCTTCCCGTGACCGTCAGGGTGCTTGCGTAGGCCGGACGGGTGATTACTGCGTAACGGCTCGAAACCCCGGCAAATGAAAGCACCCCGCTTTGCCAATCACCGGAAAAAAAATACCCGATAGACTCCCCGGCGAACGATATGGCCCCGGCCAGGGATCGCGTCATGTCTTTCATAGACGACAGCGCCCCGGTGCTGGTCACGGCGCCGCCATACGATCTCAAGGATTGCAAGGCTTTGGACATGGCTTTGGAAAGCGCAATAATTCCGCCCGTGGTATAATTCCAAATCCCTCCCGTAGTCCCAGCCACCTCCCCGGCAAACGATACAACCCCGCTGCCAGCCTTCTGGAACCATCTGAGGATACCTAGCGCACCGGACAACTCTAAATCCCCGGTTACAACATATCGGGTCGTTGATACGATCCATGATACCAAACCGGCAGGGCTCACGCTTGCAGCCGTGATCCGGTCCAAAACGGCATCAATGTAAGTCAGCCGACCGTAAATGGACAAAGAGGCTTCGAGCGTAAACCTCGTTCCTGAAAATTCTATCAGCCTTTCGATACCACCAGTCAGGGTTAAGCTTCCCTCATAACCTCGATAAAAATAATCAACAATCGAGGTTTTGACGCCTTCCAAAAGCCCGGAAAATGTCATTGCCGCAGATTTACTTCTGGCAATCACAGAGGATCTTAAAGCGCTGCCCGCCAAGGTCATAGCAGAAGAAGCCGTGTAAACAGAGTCCTTGGCGGACCTCGAAACGGACCCGATCAGTTCAAGGCTCCCTGAATAGGTTAATCGCGTTGCCCGGTAAACCTCTCCTGCCAGGTTCAATGCGCCCGCGTAGAGGTGAGACAATTTTGCATTCGTTCTTATAGAGCGTCCGGATGAAACCAGAATCCCGGCCTTGGTTCTGCCAAACTCTTTCAGTAGACGGGGTACGCCACCACCCATGGAAACAATTCTGCCGGTTTGCAACCTGGTGCGTGCAACCAAATACGTGGACACTGATCCGGAAAAGGTAAGGGCTTTGTAAAAGGTATAATCGGAAACCTCGCCAAGGAGGTAGCTGATGGACCCTTCAAGCGATAACCCAGCCCCGCTCGCGCGGTAAGCCTCAACCTGCCTGTAAACAAATCCATAAAGAGGGGTTTCTCTCCACACTCTTGACGCGAATGATAGGACGCCTTGCAAAAGCGGGGTAAATTCGTAGGAATACCATGTGAGGGCACCTGATAGGGACAGGGCCCCGGTTTTCCGGTGGGTGATGTCTATCAAGCGGGAGATTGCCCCTGCAATCGCCATCGCCCCTTGTCGCAACCTAGACAGCTCCATAGCCCTCGACAACAGGTTGTCCAGGCTTATCGCTCCGGCATAGGTTCTCGCTAAGGTATAGGCGTTTGATACAGCCCCAGCCAAATCTACTGCCGAACTGGCAGCGCCGTCATAGAGTTGTTGCGCCTCACTTACTACATAATCATAGGCTCCCTCCAAAGAAAGTATCCCGGCCTTTGTTTTTGTGATCGCCTTGTTTGCAATAACACCGGAGATTGATACAGTAGATGATATGGTCCTTGAGAACAAGTCCCCGCCGGTCCTCTGCACGGCGCCCGCTAAAGATAGACCTCCGTCTCTCAGGCGGGCAAAGATATCCCCGCCACGCCGAGTCACGGCCCCGGCAAAGGAAACACCACGGGATAAAATTCTAATTAAGGCAAGAAGCCTGCTTACTGCGCCCTGCAGCTCATTAGCCATTAGAAGCCCATTCCTTGGTTGCCTTGCCTAAAATAAAAGCCGAGTACCCGGACAGGCTCCGCACCCGTTCGGCTTCAGGGACTTGCATTTTAAAGTCCATCCATTGCATATATGTTGCCCCGGTCCAAAGCGGCCCCTGGGCATCGTCCGGCTCGTAAAAATGCGCCGACGTGTCGAGAGGCATCCCGCCCATGACAACCCTGGAATACCCCATCTTGAGAGCGGAGAGCACGGCGAAATATCCGCTGTTACCGACAAACACCATGCGCTGAAACTCATTCTCCCACTCGTAGACCATTTCCCAATAGAGGTCATACATCCCTGGATAGAGCGGGTTGCCGTGCTTCGTTTCGCTCCCGATGCTGTGCCGGATGATGGTATTGTCCGGATTGACTTTCTCGGTTGCGAACTCGGTGAACCATGCGGCCTCTTCCACGTCCACGGCGGCCCAATGGGTTACGGGCTTTTCGTGGAACACCAACGAGCGATTCACGGCGTAAATATCATGGGGGACGTTCCAACTGTTGAAGTCCTGAACGTCATGGGCAAGGGTTTTCCCGTCCCCCGTGATAAACACGGTGTCATGATGCCGCAATGCCGTAGGGTCAGGATATCGATCCTTGGAGCATTCCGCGACGGCCACATCGAAAATCTTGACCATCACGTTCCGCTTTTTGGCCACCGCTGGAGGCATAAAATGTTTTTTCCATTCCCAGGCGAAAAGCGACCTCATAAATCACTCTCCGGCGTTGATGGTCAGCTCATAGGTCCACGTCACGACATCATCCGTGTTAAGGTCGATGTTTGTCACAAGGGACCTGTCCAGCATGATCCCGCCCGTCGAGGCGTTGAATACGCCGTGCTCCCGGCAGCCGTAGGCCGAGCCCGCCGTCAGCGTGCCAATGGTGCGGTAAACGTTGGAGGAAGACCCGTGCGTGGCCGCCGCATTCCCCGTGGCCCCCTGCGCTCCGACCTGCTGACTGATCAAGGCCGAATCCCCAGAGGTCTCCGCAGTGGATCCCGAGCCCATCTTGTGCTGGTTGAAGTTGTCGATCACGTCCCCGCTGGTCAGCATGGCATCCACCAAACGGATCGCGAAGTTTGTGGTCACTTCCCGCACGGAAACAAGCCCGTAATCCTTGAAAGTGCCGTCGGTCTTTTGCACCTGGGCGGACAGAAAACCAAAGACCTCCATCACGTTCCTCGGCTTGGTCTGCTTCAGGGCGTCCCATATTTCGCTTTTGGTCACTCCGGCAGGAACAATGCCGCACCGGACCTGGGCGGCTATTTTCCTGTGCCTCCAATTTTTAGTTCCTGGGATATAGTTCTTGAATAGCATTTTGGTTTCACCTCCTGGTTTGATTTCTTGCGTAGCAAGTCTTTAAGGATTTTCTTTATTCGACTTTCCATATGCCCGTCCCCGAAATAATTCCCCATTGAGTCGTACTCACAAGTTCTAATGTCACATTGGCAGCAGCCCTCCTTTCTTCGTTGCAATAGATGGAGCCACCTAATGAACTGTATTCAATCTTACACGCAGGATCCGCCGTGATAATCACCTTGCCGGTGCCCAGCCGGTAAATCGGCCCCACCCAGCAATGAAGATCTTTGCTGCTCACCGTTGGGAGATTGCACGTCACTTCGTTTGTTCCATTATTGAACACAATGGATTTCCCAAAGTCGTCTGTCGTGAGAGCCAGGTCGCCCGTGCTGGTAATATCGACGCTCTTTCGGTAGTCGTCGAAATACATCCCGATCTCCTGAAACCACCTGAGCCACTGCCTGCTCAAGTTGCCGCGCTGGTCAAATAGTTTGGCATGCACCGGAGGGGGCTTTTCTTTTCTCATGACATACCCCCTTTGGCTTCCAAATACGCCCCGAGCATGACCACCTTGACCGGATCCGTAATGGTCACGCGATAGACCCTATTCCTGGACCTCCCCAAGCGCCGCCATACGGCACGGGCCGCATAATCTCCAACCCTCCCGATTCCGGCCCAATGCTCATTGGACCAGGTATGCCCACCGTCATCACTCCAATCGAGCATGGCCTGGGGATCCTCTGTGCCGCCCACAAACGCCACGGTCGGCGCCGAGGTGTACCCGCTCCCACCACTTATGACCGTGACAGCCGTCACCACCCCCGCCGTAATGGTCGCCGTCGCCACGGCCCCGGATCCCCCGCCCCCTGTGAACTCAACCCGTGGGGCCACCGTGTATCCGCTCCCGCCGTCTGCAATGGTAACACTCGAGACGGCTCCGCTCGTAAGCACTGCCGTGCCTGTTGCAAGCCCTGTGGAAAGACCCACCCCGGCCTCAAACTCGATTTCCAGCTGGGAATGAAACAGGTTCTTCCTCTCGTTAAAAACAACCTGAGCCGTCCTTTTGCGCTGAATCGAGTCTGTAACGTCGTAATAATAGCCAACATCGAACTCGTAAATGTTACCGTTCGAATAATGTCCGACCAGGTTCTTTCCGGCGAAAAATGCATGACAGTTCGCAATGTGTCGAGCTCCAACGAGCCCTGAGCTGCGGGTGTGCCACGCGTTGGTCGTGATATCGTAACACCAGGTCCTGTTTTCGGTAGGGAACGTCAGGACATAAAAGGAGTGACCCTCTTGAGTGTAAAGATATCCGATCGCGTCTGCTTTCGCGGTATAATTCTGGATATGGTATTCAACCTGCGGCGTGGAAATCACAACGCCCTGGTATCCAACCACCATCCGCACCTGAAAACGATGATCAAGGCCGAAGATCCCTTCAGGGCCTGCCGCAACACTATTCACCGCCCCGGTGCCGACATGAAACACCCCGCCCGCCACACGGGAAAAAGGAAAGTCCGTGTCCCCGGAGTTATAAAAGACCTCCGTCGTGTACTCCCCGAACATCCACAATTCCCTGTTGTGGCTAATCACGCACAAGACATCATCTGGAGTATCTTCAGCCGCCGCAAAGTCCAGCCCGTCCCATGAACTGGCATCCTCCAGACCGGAGATGTAAAACAGATCTGAATCAATCTCCGTAACGATGAAATACCCGTCCTGGTAGGCCAGGGTCGTTGGATAGGTCGGGAAATCCGCATCGGTAATCGTTGTCAAGCTCGCGGCGGCCTCGGTTTTGTAATAGCCGGCAGACCCATCGACAATACACAAATGGGTCGTCCCGCCGGCAATCCAGACTTTGGCCGTGCTTGCAGTGGTAAGCGTCCCAACAGCCGTCGCAACTCCGCCGTTGCTTACCCTGTAGAGAGTGTCGCCGACAACGGCATAAAGGTAATCCTTCCAGATATACAGACCACGCACTATTGCGGATGTCCCTGTAATGCACCATGCCGGGCTTTTCATGCCGGGGGTCCCGATCAAAGCGGTTTGCTTCTTCCCGCCCTGATTGTCCATTTCAAGGTATAAGTTTTGACATACCTGGGCGTTCAGGTTTGTTGATCTTGCGCTATATGCTCCGCCTACGAATGGAATCTCCATGGCGATTCCTCAATGCACTCGGTAGGTCCTCCGGGGCGGAGGGTCCTTGTCAAGAGTGAAACTGGTCGTTTCTGACGTTGTGTTTTTATTCCCGTCTGAATCACATCGGATATAATAAGTGTAAGAGTACCCGCAATCCAATAAAAGGCTCTCGGAATGGCTCGTTGTGCCTGTAGTCGTAAACGTGGAATCCATCAAGTCATAGTCCGTATCCGTGTCGTCATACTTGCAGGTTGCCGAGATGTTGGTATTACAGGCAAGGGTAATGGTTGTTTGCGGCCACTCTGCCTCAAGGCACCGTTGAGCCCCCGAAGGCGTCACCCCCGTTATAGTGGGGATGGTCCCGCTTGCAGTGATCTCGTAATACTTGAAAATTCCTATGTCCGTATCGCCTGTTGTGCCCCATGTTGAATCTGTAACCGACGATCCTGCTCCTATCGCGGAGCTTGTGCTTTTTACGTTGAAATCATAGGTGCTCACATCTACAAACTGAGGTGAATAGGTATAGTTGTTGTACCCTATCCACTCCGTATAGTTCGCCTGGGCATAGGCTATTGTGACCCGACTTCCACGGTTGCGGTAAATAGATGATTCACTCGGAAGCTCGGTTTCAGTACCCCAATTTACCGGCAATAGGATATTCCGGTCCCAAAATGATCCTGTGTAGTTGCTATCTGCATACCAGACATGACCGTATTGAAAGCCGTCTAGGGTAACATAATTGCAGCCATACCAAATGTTGTTTTTGTATGTGTTGTTTCTGGATTGATTGACAATATAAGTCCCGAACTCTACTTGATGATAAATGACATTGTTATAAATCAAATTATTGTCCGCATCGGCAGTCATGCCGTTGACTTCAAAAGCATGGTGTTGTCCGTTATAGATGAAATTTCGCCTAAGAGTGTTGTAGGATGATTGACTGATTTGAAATGATGGTTTACCACTCACGCTCGTTCCGGCAGTCATGCACCTACATCCTTCAACCAAGCCATAATCCCCTAGTTGCATAACAGCACATTGACCGGACGGACTACCCCCAAGATAGCAATTCAAAAGGGCATTATAATTACTCGCAAGATTTATCCCATGCGTGAATTCGCTTATTCGGCAATCTCTGAAAACATTGTATGTAGATCCTGAATTTAGATAAAAGCCACCTGTTAATCCGTTTAGATCACCAATATCGTGGAGAAATGAGTTAAACCAAAAACTATATGTATGCCCCGAACATCCTGGCCCATATCCCGCCCAAGTTCCGGCTGGATCAGGTCCGGTGCTGTCTATTTCAATTCCTGCAAATATCAGCCGGTCTCCGCTAATATATATAACATCAGCATCCGTATTACTTTCCGGGCTGTTCCAGTCGAATTTGAGGCCGTCAAAAACCAGGTAATTACCATCAATCGTTATCTCGGTTCCCCCTTGGTTTCCGATCTGGAGTACAACCGTGTCACCAGGATACTCCTGATAGATGATCCTGCTTGTCGGCCCTGATCCACTGTTGGCCGTGTTGCCCGTGACAGAAGTATAAGTGCCCCCCTTGAAGTAAACAAGTGTCTTGTCCGCTGCTGTGCTCACCGCATGACTAAATGTTAGCCATGCCCCGGTTGATGGGTCTGTTGTGTCGTTTGCGCCGGACGCGGAATCACTGCCATCTGTTCGGACATATCGGATTGTCCAGCCAGAACTAGACGTGCTTTCTGAATCAGTGCCATAGCTGCTGTATGTAGCAACGCCGGCATCCGTTTTCCCATAAGAGCAAACCCTGAAATTATATGTAACGCCTGGTTTTAGGCCGAAAACCGGGAATTGGCATTGTGTCCCAAGACCTGATCCGGTATCGTTCGACCTGTCCTTGTAATTGCTTTCAGTAACCCAATAAGGCAAATAATCCCATTCACTGACGAGGGATGCTGTCAAATCAGTCCAGGTGGAATAGCGTGAATCATCCCCATCCATTTGGATATATACCTTGTACCCCCACCCCGGATTACTGACCGCAGACCAAGTAAGGTTGATCTGATTAGGCAGGATAGCCGTTGCCGTGATGGTAGGAGCATCAAGGGCAAATGCCGGAGTTGACAATAAGATAATAAAAAGGGAAAATAGTTTTTTCATTCTGATGCGCTCACCGCGTAAAAATCATCGTAATAATGACTAGCACCCATATCATATCCACCTAGCCCAACATTGGTGCCGTCGTTAGCTGCAACCCCTGGATTATCGGTTATCGTATAATCAGGGCTTCCCCAGTTTGTATGCGAGGCATCCCAATCACCTGGATCGCTTTCCCCCCATGACCAACACGCCCAGGTCGTGTCATTCCCGGTGCCGGTCACTTCAACCCCTATCCATCCCGGAAAGGTGACAGCCATGCTCCTATTAGTTGTTTGACCAGAATAACTCCAGTTGTCATAATAAGCTATAAACACATACCCGGTTGTGTCATCAAATGTCACTTCATAAAAATCACCTGTTGATGTATTGATCCTGCACAAAATCCCGGCTTGCCCACCACTACTCAGGTCTTGCAAAACATGGACTTTAATTGCTTGCCGCGTTGCGCTATCTAAAGCCGTGTTATTGTATATTCGGACATTGCCAGTGTCCGGCGGGTCGAGCCGGTTCGTGTTAATTGCCCAATCTCCTAACAGTTCCGTCCATCCCGTGACGGTTGTGCCGTCCGACATGGTGAACGTCTCGGAGATTTCCCACGAAAACGAAGACTCATGCTCCCCGCTTTGAGATCCTTCAGAAGTGACAGCCCCCGCGTCTTGCCTCAACATCCCCAACAATCTTGAATATTCGCCTTGCATCGTTCGCCCCAATACCTAAGGAAACAATATGCCGTTCAAAATATTCCACGCGCTGGCGCAGATTGTCACCGTGATCGGTTTCGGCTTTTCACCGTTGAGCAACTTCCCAAGTTCGTCCCAAGCGTCCTTATGGAAGAGTGGACTTCCACCTTTGGTGCTTGCTTTTTTCCAGATTTCAATGAGCCCCATGGTCAATCTCCTTTAGGAAACAGGATGTTCACCTGGACCTGGAACTGCCCTGGACCGAAGCGCCCGTGGATCGAGGTCCGCTCCGTGGTCGTTGGCGCCAGAATGCCACCCACCTGGACCCTCCCCTCGGCACCAAAGGCAAAGGTGCCGATCCCCTGCACGTCCGCAAGGCCGACAAAGCCCGACTCTCCTGCCGTGTCAAAGCCGCCAGAAAAGATTCCCTGGTTGAGCCGGCCACCAAACCCGATCGCATTCTGCGTAAAGGTAGCCCCAGCCTCCCCCGTGTTCGGGTCTGTAGACAATACCAAACTTCCATCGCCGCACTTGGTTTCGAACCGCCCGAAACCAGCGTTTACTTCCAGCTGCTCCTGCACGGTAACGTCATTTGTCAAAAGGGTTTGTTGAGCGAATCCAAGCGTTCCCTTGCCGTAGTAGTCTGAACTGAATTGCCGCTCGAAATATTCCGGGTCGCCGCCCCCGAGGATGTAATAATCAGTCGTGGTACTGATCCGCCCGTCCACGACTGCAACGGTTTTGGATTCGAACGCCTGGACCTGCACCGCCATAGCCAGCAATATGACCGCAAAGAAAAGTCGTTTCATAGTCATTCCCTGTCAATATTGTAACGCGCCGAAATTAGCTTGATCACCTCCGGCTTTACCGCGTTCATTTGATTACTGAAGTTTCTCGACTCCACGGCGCTTAGCGTGCTAAAAGCGAGATTTTGCACCGTGGGGCTCGGCTCCTTGCCATACTCCGGCGCCAATCTGACCGCCAGGTTCCACTTGATCGCGTCGTCGTATTCCTCCGGGAACTCTACATCGGAGGTGATCGCAGAGGGATCCGACAGGGCAATCATGATATCCACATACAGCGTGGACCCGCCAAGCGGGAACGGGTACAGCTTCCCGAGAGGATATTCCGGAGAGTACCAGAGCATTTCCACCGTCCCGCTGGAATCGGCGCTCATCCGGATGGACCGAAACTCCCCCTCCGTAATGATCTTCACCGGGAAATCATCATGCCACGCCCCCCGGATCTCCTTGGGCCGTGTCGTGTCGAGGTCCCCGCCCGAGCCGATGGTGTAATACTCCGAGCCGTCCATGGTGAGCGTCTCTTGCTTCGTGTAATATAAACGGATGTTCTTCGACGACCAGTTGCGAAACATCAGCTTCATGGCTTCGAGGCCGTCGTTAAGCTCGTCATACGTCGGCGTCTCACCCGTGGCAATGGCCCCGATAGATCGCAGAGCCGCCTTGATCAATGTTTGTGCCGTCTCACTCATTGCAGCACCCGTGTCTTTTCATTGGCCATGTCAGCCGCTTCCACCAGACTTTTAGCCACTTCGCGGGCAAACTCCGGCTTCAGCATCAAAGTTCCCTTGTGAGGTTGCCCGGATATCTCCATGGCAAGCCTGATAAACACGCTTCCATCGTCGGCGTACCCGATTGTTTCAATCACATCATCACCTCGAAGGTTTTCACTTCGGTTTCAGTTCCCGGCGCGTTCCGTTTCACCATGCGCCGGATTTCATCGAGCGTCGCGTCATATTCCATCTTGATTGTGTGGGCCATCAGGATCAGCCGATTTTGGTTCTGTGGGGCATTCCTTGAAAGCTCCAGGACCGCCGTGAACAAACGATCTTGTCCCGCCTCAATGGGCAGCTGTACGTCAAACTCATCCTTGGCGAACGTCACCAGCTGCTTGGAACTCATGTCCTCAAGATCCCAAAACCAATTGATCAAATAGGGGTTGCTCATGGCCGAGGCCGTAATCGAATCGTAACCGTCCAGCCGAGCCTTTTCCTCCGCCTCGGTGTTTTCGACAAGAATCGGGTCGCAGCCGTCTTTGTACATCCGGGCGGGATACCGGAGCTTGAGGCCGGGAGCCATGAAGTTCAGGCCCCCGCCCTCAACTCCTTTGAAAACGGCGTAAAGTTCACGCCCCATGGTTAACCCTGGGCGCCCATGATCCGGACGGCCAGCTCCGGGTAAATGGTCTTGACACCGTAGAGGATATCAAGCCGGATCTGCTCCATATCCTGGTTGATCTCATAGTCCTTGACGACCCGGATGGAGATGCCGTTCTCGGTCTCCCGTGCCCCCCAAACGCCGTCAGGCATTTCGAGGGGAACCATGACCAACGCAAAAGCGTTCTTGTGGAATGCCAGGTTCTGCGGATAGGGCTCGTTCGGCACACCGATGATTTGGACCGCCGCTTCCAGCTGGGGAATCGTGTCAACCGTTTTGTAAGGCCCGGTGTGGATCATTTCCGGGTAAATGGAGACGGACACGCTATCCTCTGCCGTCGAGACGGTGATGGAGCATGCATCCGAGGTTGCCACGAACATCCGCAGGCTTCCGGTCGATTCCCCGGACATCGGGTTGACGGCGTAACATCCGGCAATGGTGAACGTGTCGCCGATGTTGATAACCGTCTGCGCCGTGCCTCGGTTGAAGCCGTCCAGGAGGATCTTCTGGTTCTGCGAAACGCCCACGGCGTTCCCGGTGGGCAGACCTCCAGCCGCGCCGCTGTCAGCCGTGCTGTGGACCTGGAACCTGGAGGCCGAACTCATGGCCGCTGAATCTGTGGCCCAATCGCCAACGGTGTGGGTTTTGATGTTCTGATCCATGTAGATCTCAGCATTGGCGATCCTTCCGAGGTAGCCCTTGCGGAGCGCCTGCTCGCCGCCCTCTTTGAAATTCCAGTTCGACAGGGCGTTCGCAAAGGTCCAATGGGCCGCCGGGTTGAACACAACAACCCGGTCATCCGGAGGCACGGCCTCTTCATCCATGCGCTGCATGGCCCGCCCGAGGATCATGAAGGAATGGGGCGTGACGAATCCCGTTGACTCGTAAATCTGGTTCGGGATGTCATCATACAAGGCACACAGGTCCGCATCCACCTGGTTTGCCAGGGCCGCACACGCCGGCCGGATGTACCGTTCCGAGTAATCCTCGATGGTCATGGTGAGGTCCTCAGTATAGAATTGCCACGACACATGAGCCTGAGTCGCCACGGTGAGGGTGATGTACTGCTCGGTAATGAGAGAAGTGGTCCGGGTCCTGGCTTTGGTCACGCGAAACTTGACCGGCTTTCGGATCTGGACCGAGCCGCCTTTCTTCGGGGTTCCTGGGAACTCCGATTCATAGGCACGATAAACGAGGTTGCCCATGACCAGGTTGTTCTTGAGAAGCCGCAAAGCCTCTTTCGCAATCATGGTCGGGGTGAGAAAAGAATGGGAAGCCATTTTTCAAACTCCTTTCAGAATCGACGCGCCCCCTGAGACAAACGCCATTGCTCGTATTCAGCCATGGACATCTTGTCCGGGTCTTTCTGGACCCCAGCCGTCGAACTTGCACCAATCGGCTTGATCGGCGGAGGCGCAGAGGTTGTTTTTCTCTGAGGCGGAGGGGTCGCAGGTTGAGAGGATAGCTTTGCTTCTATTTTGGCGATCTCACGCGCCGCCCTGGTGGGCGTCATCCGGCTTATGGCAACACCCTCCACCCGGTTTTTAGCCAGGTAATAGGCGAGGTCTGCAGGATGGTCACAGTCGGCCAGAATATCGACAATCATCGGCGTGATATGGGTTGCGCTTCTGTCAAAGGCGACCTCTTCGAAGTCGGCATACTTCTGGAATCCTTCCTGGAGCTTAGCCTGGAGGCTTTGGTGTCTCTCCTGGGCGTTCCGCTCCTGCTCCCGCCGGTTCTGGTCGCGTTCCCATTCCGCCCGGGCCACCTTGACACGGTAATCGGTAAGTGCCCCAACGTACTTGTCGTAATCCTCGAAATCCGAAGCCCGAGGCTCTTGCCCCACCCCCGGAGGCGGTGCCGTCTGCTGGGGAGGCTGTTCGTCTCTCCCCTTGAAAAAATCCGCCCGCGCTTCTACCTTCTGCTTGCGCCAATAGATAGCGTCCTCTTCTGCTTTCTTCCGTCTCTGCTCTAATGCCTCAATCTCAGCCTGCAAAGCAGCTGGATCCGGAGACTCGTCGATTCTCTTCTCTTCTGGTGTTTCCTCGACGGTTTTCTCTTCCGGTGTAGACGCCGGAGCTTCCGCTTCCTCCTGGGGAAGGTTGTTCAAATTGTTTTCAGCCATTGCTTGTCTCCTCTTCATTGATCTCAGGGATATGGAGCAACCATTCCCTGGTGGGTCTGCCGAACAATTCGGCGGTATTTCCACTCATCGAGCGCAAAAATCGCCCAATGGGTCGTGTTGCGATCTCGGTCCACTTCCATAAATGATGCCTGTGGTCTTTATTGGCCTTGACATCATCCGGCTTCAGTAATTTCTTGTACCAGTTTCCGCTATTGTCCATCGGGCAACCGGCCAGCACAATTCGGGTATAATCGAGGGATAGTCCGATCTTCAGAGCCAAGTTCGCAGAGGTTCCGCTCCATCCGCCCCTGCCGTTCCGCATCCAACGCACATCATAGCCCACACATCCCGGATTCCAGCAGTGCTTGACAACACTCTCAGGGAGGCTTTTTGCGATCCTTTGCATATCCGGCATATGGGCATCACCCGCGCAATAGTGCTCCATCGGGTGAGGACAGATCATGGCGGAATAGTTGACGCACATCGTATCGTAGGGCACGACCCCTTGAGCAATGTCATACCACTGCCCAATGTCATCCAGAACATTCGCGCCGTCCCCGACAATCAGCAGCACGTCGCAATCCTTGTTTGGCTTCAGGTCAAAGAAGTCCTCGATAATCGGCCCGATCTCAACATAATCCATCGGGTTGATCCTGGTAGGGAACACGGTATTGTTCGAAACAACCTTGTTCATCTGAACATTTTCCTTGGCTTGCCTTTGGGCCAGCCGCCGCGCTTCTTTACTTCCGGCGTTTCTTGCGGGGGCTCTTGCCGGCCTTGTTCATCGCTATGGCTACCGCTTGCTTCTGGGGTCTCCCGGTGCTCATCAACTCCTTGATGTTCTCCGAGATCGCTTTTTTCGACTTTCCTTTCTTCAACGGCATCTTCCGCCCTCCACTCCCCGCACCCCCTGAACGCGACAGGATATCCCTTGTCGGTCGGAGGATACCGGAGGCATTCCGGTTTAAACCAATACTTGCACCCCTCACAATTCACGCAGCCACCCCCTGTCCGCTTCCCCCAATATCCGGGCCGTGTACCCGCTCATGCTCCGCACCTTAGCCGCTTCCGGCTCCTCTGCAAAGTCCAGCCATGCCATGAAATCAACCCCGACCCACATCGGCCCGAGGGTTTCCATGCTCTGCTCGAAATACCAGTGCCCTTCCTGGTCCATAGGGCACCCGGCAAGGACGATCTTCCCGTAACCCATGGCAACCCCCGCCAGGGTCGCAAACATCGCGCTTGAGCCATGGATCCGGCCTTTCTGGTGGGTGATGTCCTCAAAATGATAATCGGGTTGCTCCACGTCCCAATCACAGTCAAAACCGTCAATCTTCCCGAGGCTATGGGTAATCAGACCGTTTTTGCTTTGCTCCTTGATCTGTTTTGCCCAATGAATCGCCGTCTCCCCGTCTGCGTTGAACCAGTGCTGACAATGATCCCCGGCCAGCTTGATGCTCCGCCCGATGGTCGCCACGTCATGGGGAACCATCAAGTCGAAAAACCTGTCCATGTCATCATGGACGCTCCGCCCGTCCCCCAATATCAGGAGAGTATCGGCATTTCGGGGGACAGGGCCCCCATTGTGAAGTTTAGCTTTCATCGTAAGATCCAACCGCTTTTTGGTTCAAATTCGCTTAGATAAGGTCTAACTGCCTTCCGCTCCTGTGGTCCCCAAGTCATCCTGGATGCAGAATCACGAGCTTCAAATTCTCCAAACAAACGCCTGTACTGTTCTAAAGCGCTCTCTGGGTGTACCCACTGTTGGGCTTTATCATCCCAAACCGGAGCATAAACGTCTTGAAACTGCTTAGGACTTCCGCCCTTTACAAAGCCTTCTTTGCTCTGAATCCAGTGTTGCAATTCGTGGGTTAGCACTTCTTTGACATCAAGCGCTGGTAATTTATCATTTAGCCAGATCACATTACCGGATAGTTGTCCTCTGCCATCCATGGGTCGTGCAGAGACATTCACTCTCCCGACTTCCGGGTATTGCTCATACAATGTTGGATGATAGTAAATGTCACGCAACCTCACGGGCCGATTTAATTTTATCGCCAAGTCTCTAAGGCCCTCTCCTGTATAAGACGATCCGCTGTTAATACTAACCTTTGCCGCACTGTCATCAAT